CTTGTACACCTGCAGTTGATAGTCTTCCGTGGCTGCCTCACCACAACCTGGATCCAACTCAGCACACTCTTCCTCTACACCCTGCACAATGTCGTTAGCACGCTCCTGCAACGCGTCCACTTGCCCGGCTGCATCCTGCACCTGCTCACCAGCATTGACAGCCGCCGCCATGTTCGCCTTAGCCTTACCGGCTGACCTCTTCATGGACTTCTCACGATCCGTATTACGGTGTTTAAAAGTAGGCTGGTTACTATTTCCATTTGCGCGGGGGTTCTGAGGGCGAGGCCTCCGCTGTAGTCGACCATGCCTACTATACTCATAATTACTCCCAGAGCATCGCCCACCTCCTCTTGCAACATGACACGCAGGCGCAGAAGGTGGGCTCGGGGGTTTTGGGGTCGACGACGTGGATGAATTAGTAGTTACAGACGTGGATGGACTACTATCAGTCAGGCTAGTGAAATACTCATCATCTGCAGTGGGTGCATTTCGATCTGTTTGCGGGGTAGTCAAAGTTATTGGCTTCGCTGGGGCAACATGCTTAGTATCAGCGGTGGATATTGAACTAACTGGTCCTACTACAGTTCCCGTACTAGCATAGATCTCATCCGTTATTTGTTTAGTTGTGGCCATGGTTGGGGAGTCTGATCGCGTGACTGCACTGCAGCCTGCCCTGGATTACGAGTCAGGGTTACGGCCAAGATCGCAGATGGCGCTGCGGGTTCTTCAGAATGAACCCAGCTATACCAGTGACGGTGCTCTAACATCAGCCTGGCAGCGAAAGTTTCCTAGTTACTACTAGCAGTGTGAAGGTATGCATTCTCATTGAAACGTAGAGTGCAAACCCATTTTCGCTAAATGGTATGCCGCTAAAATGCTGGTAAGACTCACAGCGGCACTTGGAACTCGGGGGCCGGGTCTCCACCCTCCCCTATCCCAGACCACATCACTAAACAGGTTAGCACGCGTGACAACTCGCATGGTTCAACCTCATGATATGGATTTATAATGTGCTATACCGTTCTCG